CGTGAGGAATTTATTGACATCACGCGCTTGCCCCGCCGCCAGCCTTTGCAGGTCCAGCGCGCGGGTTTGCATCGCGTCAAGGATTTTATCGTTTGCGGATGTCATTTCTTTGGCTTTGGCTTGCGCTTGACTGTTGGCTTTTTAGGGTATCTCATAGGGTTTCTATCCTTTCATTGATCGGCAAAACTTCAAAGTTGCCATTGGTAATTGAAAAGCAAAAAGCATATGGCCCAAAATTCCGCGAGGGTTAATGTAGTTGTAACTTGTCTCAAAGAACCACAAGACGCCTGCATCTGACTCGTTGCTAATATAACGTTTCATAAGGTTTCCTTTATTGTTATCCATTCGATGTGGCAAGCGCGTTATCAACAGCACTTGGCCCCGTAAGATCCAGCCCGTCACCCTGCAAGTCAGGCATTTCCTCGCTGATTGCGTCCATGTCGGTTTCCGTATCCAGATCAGGGCGCAGGAACCCGCGGCGCTTGCGTTCCTCATAATACGCTTCTTTTGACAGCAGGCCAAGGGAAACGTCAGTCTGCATGACTTGCACTTCCTGCGCGGTTAGCGCCGTAATGCCAAAGTCTTTGTTGACCTCGACCGTGATTGATTCCTCTGGCAAGCCCGCATAGAACGCCATCCATGCCAACGCTTGTTCAAGCGCGTCCTTGAGGTTATCCGCCATCATAGACAGCGTGGATGTCTCTTTGACCGCATCAAGCGCCGCGCCTGTTGCTGTCTCGTTGCTTTCGACCAATAGTTGCAAGCCGAGCGCCTGCATTTGAAATTCAAGGTCTTTCAGATCAGTGCGCCCAGCGCCAATCGCCTGTCCTGAATGCTCGACCCACGACAGCTTGGCATCGGCATCGCGTGACGTGACAGCTTGGCTTGCGCTGATAACTAGCGGTTCATCGTCACCGCGACCGGACGCAAACAGGATCGGAACGCGCGCAAAGTGCAGAATGTTGCGCTGGTCAGACTGCGATTGCCAGTGCGCAATGTTCACATCGGCCAAGTCTTCCAATACAGGCTCGCCCACAAAGAAGCCCGTGCGCTGCGCATAGAATGGAATGACTGTGATTTCTTCCGCGTTGGTCAGGTATTCGTCGTGGATCAGCCACTTGTCTTTGTCGTTCTTGCGGTAGATCCGCACCGACACAACGCCCTCGAACCGCGTCAATACGCGCACTTGGTCAATCTTGATCTGCGTAAACTCGTCTTTCGGATCGTCCTCGGTCACGCTTTCCATAATCCGCAGCATAGACAGCGCCAAGACGTTGTTGAACATTTCCGTCTTGAACCCAAGGATGTTTTCAACGGTTAAATGCACCATATAGGGACGCAGGCCAAGCGTTGTCGCCTGCTGGCGGGTTGTCTCACCTTCGCGCCGTGGTGCATCGACCATGATAAAGCTAATGCCAGGCACAAAGCCATCCTTGAACACATCAGACGCAAAGGCGCTGAGGTCTTGCCCCTGCATGTTGATGTCGTCGGCAAATTCCTTTAGGCGTTCTGGCCCTTCGGTAATCTCAATGGGCTTGGCAAACACGCGGCCCGTCATGTCTTTGACCGTCTTGCGCATCCCGTTAAACAGCCATGAGGACGCCAAACGTGCCTTGTAGTCCTCATCAAGTTCGGCCTTGAATTTGGGCAGGTATGTTTTGCCCGCGAGGCGCATGGCATCAGATCCACCCATTAGGGCACGGCCTTTTTCGGATGCTTCAACCATTTTGGCCATCACAGCCGAGCGTTTGTTGACTGTGTCAGACATTTATTTTCCTTAGAATGGCAAAGCGCTTGAGGTCATTGTGCTTCGATCAATAGGCCAGACGCGGTGGACCATATAGCCGATTGCGGTCGTGATGTGTTGTGTGTCGTTTTTCTGGTCTTCCTGAAACGTGCTGCCCTTTTGAAGCTGCACTGTAGCCAAGCCTTTGTTGCAGTATGGCGCGGTGACGGGATTAACGAAAAGACGCCTTTCGCCCGCCGCGTTGCATATCCTTGCCCGCACCGCGTTTTGCCTGTCTTTAATCGCGGGCGCGGCTCTGGAAACCTTGCGCGAGTAGGTCCAGCCGTTTGTTTTTAGAACGTCTTCAATGTCGGTATAGTCAGACGCATGGCCGTGCTTTTCGCCAGCGCGTCCAGCCGGATCGCCGTAGACATCGACGTGCTTATTCTTGTGGTCCTTGTATCGCTCTACAAATTCCGTAGCGGATTGCCGCGATACGGCGCTGGTCAAAACAATCTCATCCAGCAGGTAAAGCGCGTCATTGCGCACAACACCGATTGCAGATGATAGCGGGGTGTAGTTTTGGTCATGCATCCATGCTATGCGCTCATGCGGCTGGATTGTCTCGCTTGTTTTGTTGCCCTGCCCGTAATCCTCATAAATCCGGCCCGTTGCCGTCTCGAAACTTGCCTCGAACTCCTGCTTAAATTGCATTGGCGACATTACGCGCCGGGCAGATTCAATCACGTCCTCCGGTAGAATGTCCGACGATTTCCAGTGATACGCCGCCCAGTCAGGATCTCCACTGTTTAGGGCATATTGATACATGTCATAATAGTGGTTTAGGCCATCTGGCACACCGATAAGCCAGCACCATGCGCGATAGTCGGGGCGCAACGGTGACACGGTATTCAATGCGGGCAGAATGTTAGACTGCCACGCGCTTTCCTTCACGTCCGCGATTTCATCAATGACGCCGCCCGTCCACGGTATGCCCTCAATCCGCTGCGGCTTGTCTAGGCCGATCATGTGGATTTCTGACCCGTTGGGCATGAATATCTTTAAATCGCTCTCACTGGGCCGCTTTGTGTGCGCTGCGCTGAACGTCATTGCCTTCATGTCATCCCAGAAGATCTTCTTGACCTGATCGCGCGTCGGCGCTGCACAGAAATACAATTCGCCCGCGTTCTTCATGGCTTGCTTGGCAACGTATCGCTTGGCCCGTTCTGTCTTGCCGGATCGCCTGCCTGCTGGCACAACTTTGAACCGCACAACCTCGTCGCGAAGCCTTACTTGCTCGGGAATGTCTATCAGATCATACCAGCGTGACGCTTGCCGATCAATTTGAAGCGTCATCCGTTTAGCTTGTCTGCTACTTCGCGCAAGGCTTCGGCAACAGCTTCAGCGCCGTTTAGCCCCGCATCCTTTTCGTTAAACATGCCAAGATGCTTGCCAAGCAATTCCGCGCCCTTGAACACGCCCATTGCGTTGAACGTGTAGGCAGGGGCAAGATCGCCCGACGGTGTTTCGACCAAGACAGCCTCTCCACGTCGATCGAGAACGGCCTCTGCTTGCTTGCATCGTTCCATTGCTGAAAAGATGCTGCTTAGGACATAATCTTGCGTTATATCCGTGCGTTCTGACCTGTCGGCCTGCGCCTCTGCGATATAAGCAGCAACCTTATCATTTCCCAACAGACGATTGCCCTGCTGCTCTGCTGATCGTTCGCTATATCCGGCGCGAATTGCTGCCTGCGTTGCGTTAAGGTCGATCAGGTATTCGTCTGCGAACCGCTGCTGCTTTGGCGTGATTGTCATAGGCTTCCCGCCTTTCGTTATCGTTTAGGCATCCCGCCAAAATAAAAAAGCGCCTAGCCCTTTGGCTAAACGCAATTCTTCACCGCCATAAATACCACGTTTGCGGCGTTAGTCAAGCGCCTAAACAATCAAGCGCGTTGCGTAGCGCTGGCAGGTCGTATGGCACGCCGTCCGCTGGCTTGTCGCACTCGTCCTGTAGAAATGCCACCTTCACGCGCCCGATCTTGTCTCTCAGCGCGTAGTAGGTTTTATACACCGCAGGGTTGCCGTCTGATGGATCAAAGCCCCCCGATGATATGGCCAAGCAGGATTTGCTTTCAGCTATGCCGATTTCTTCTTTGTAAGCATGGTAGACTTCTGAGAACATGCGCGCGTTCTGCGCTTGCTCTTGCGATAGTTTCCGCTCTACCAACAGCCGTCCGATCATGTCACAGGCTATGTCAACGTATGCGCCGCCTGCCTTGGTGTCTGGGGTTGTCCAGTGTCCCCTTGCTAGGCGTTCCCGTGTTGGTTCTGTCGTTGGCTTAAGATGCTGGGGAATGACGCTAGGCAAGGGCTGCGCGTCTATGATCTGCGCGCGCTTGTTGCGTCTGGCTTGGGATTTGCTGGTCATGCTGCGTCCTCCAAAACATCACTGCTTTCCCATTTGCAGTGGTGGCACTTCCACCAGACAAGGCCGTGATCCTGCCAAACATTCATGCACCGTTCGCCGCGTTTTTTGCGGTAGTCGCTGCATTGTGGGCATGTTGTGCGGTGGTGCCCTGTTGCGGGTGGTGTTATGCCGTTGCGTGCGAGGACGTTGTTCATTTCGCCACCTCATAGTGCCAGATCGGTGTGAGTTTCGCGTCTGGGTTTCGGTTTTCGCCGCGCGGCAAGATGCGCCTGCGTTGCACGGTGCCCTGCTTCAAAAGATGGTTAAGGGTGGATCGCAGATTATATTGATCCTCGCCCGTTTCTTGGATGATAAAATGCACGCTTACTGTGCCGTATTTTTGGACGATCTTAAGTGCAAGTTCACGACGTTGGTGGTCTGTGGTCGGATGGGATTTCATGCCCGCAATCATCAGGCGCTCCATCGCGCGGGCGGTTTCTGGGCTGTAGCCTTTCGGGTCGCGGAATGTGTGGGTCGGGATGTTCATTCGCCCGCCTCCGATATCAAGGCGCGAAGGACAGCGATCAACCATGCGCGGGCGGGGATGTTATTGTCAGACCTGCCAAATTTTGAATTAACAACGCCGTAGTTACAGACCTCAATTTCTTCGTCATGGTGGCGGGTCCACCTCCACCCTGGAAGCACCGCCTCATGCAGCTCCTTAGCCGCATCAAGGGATCCGTTGTAGGCATTTAAGGACATAAGCACATGCCGCGCGCTATCAAAGCTGCCGGCCGTATCTTCGATAGACATAGCGCCCCCCGCCTTGACTTTCACCAGCAGGTTTTCGAGTTGTTCTTTACGGTTGTTCATTCGCTCGCCCTCGCTGCGTCGATCATGGATTTTTGGTATCCAAGCGCGATCATGTATTCGGCAAGGTGTCCCTCGATGAACAGGCGCCGGCAGTAGGCTATTTGTGCGGCTTGGGTTTCGGTGCGATGTTGCATGTGTGATCTCCTGTCACGATCCCATTGTGTGTAGCGCGGCGATCCGTGGGAGGTCGGATATTCGGTAATGAGCCTAGCCGCGCATCTGGATATTGGCATCAGTTAAGTAATGACGCAAGGGGGTTTCTTGGGTGGCCCAAAAGTTTAATCCCGTGGACGGGCAAAGGACGGGCAATGGGCCACCTTGTAATGACGCTTAAACCCCTCTAATATATACATTTTCTTTAATAAAGAGAGAGAGAGAGAGGGGGGTGGCCCAAATGTTCAGGAATAATACATACCTCGTAAACATCTCGTGTCATTACGTGTGAGTATATGTGTGTCCGTCATTACACTATAATAGCATGTCCATCCATTTTTCCCCCATTTTTGGGCATTTGCGCCTAAGCCATTGATATTAAAAGCAAATACCTGCCCACAAGGAAACATCGTTTTGGGCATGTCTTAAATATCGCAATGATTTCAATGGGTTAAAATGCCCACGCTCTGCCCATGGTTACGCGCGTTTTGGGCATTTACGGACGGAATAGGGCTTGCGTAATGACATAAACGGGGTTTACATCGGTTAAGACTTGTCATTACATAGCGATTGGAAAACATAAAGACGTAATGACGTTTTATACTCATGTAATTACGGGAGAATACCTTGACCGACCCATTAACAGCCTTCATCGACCACATGCACGCATCAGACTGCGCGCCGGATTCATCGGCTGCAATCATTGCCGATGATAAGATGCACCGTTTTCGCCTCGCCGGTGACAAGCCAAAGACGCAAAACGGCAGCTACATCCTGCGCGTTGATCCAGACGGGTTTGGCGTTGGCGGGTGCATGAACTTCCGCGATCAGGTCTGGCACAAGTGGCACACGAAGTCCTCACGCAAGGCAACCGATGAAGAACGCGCGGCTTGGCGTAAGCGAACGGATGACGCGAAGGCGGCGCAGGAACGCGAGCGCAAACAGGAATCGGATGCCGCGGCGATCAAGGCGGCTGACATCTGGGGCAAGGCTGATCGGGCAGGAACGAACGCATATTTAGAGCGCAAGGGATTTACCGCTGAGTCGCTGGGGTGCCGCATGTCGCGCGGGTCTGCTGTTGTGCCTATGTGGTCCGGCGGCAAGATCGTGGGGCTGCAATTCATCGACGGCGAAGGTGACAAGCTGTTTTTGAAGTCGAGCGCCAAGGATGGGTCATATCACGCGATCAAAGGCACGGGCGATCTGCTTGTGATCGGCGAGGGCTTGGCAACGATGGGCGCAATATCCAAGGCGCTTGGGTGTAGTGTCGTTGTTGCTTTTGACGCGGGCAATCTAAAGCCTGTCGCCAAGGCCATGCGGTTAAAATATCCAGATAAGCGGATCGTGATTGCGGCGGACGGTGATCAGTGGACGATACCCGGGGGCAAGCGTCCAGACGGCTTTGACAATCCGGCGGGCGATGACCCGCGATGGGCGGAGTGGCGCGCGGCTGGCCTGTGCGTAAACACGGGCGCGGATAAGTCTGCGCAGGCCGCTGTTGCAATAGGTGGCGCGATGGTTCTGGCACCGCCTATCCCTGCCAATGACGCAGCAAAGCGAACGGACTGGTGGGACTACTGGAACACTGAGGGTCAGGACGCTGTGCGGGGCTGTTTTGAAGCTGCGATGCGGGAACCCGAACCGGATGATATGGGCGACAATTGGGAGCCTGACTACGATGCCATGGCCGGGGGAATGGATGAGACCATTGATGATGGTGACACGCCATTTCAGAATAGCGCGATATTGCGCGCCGTCCGTCCACTAGGTCGATCTGGCAAGGTGTTCTATTTCTTTCCGCGCGCTTGCGGGCAGATTATGGACTTTACAGGTCCGGCGCTGGCAAACATGCAGAACCTTGTGACTATGGCCCCTAAATCTATGTGGGAAACTCAATTCGAGGGCACAACAAGCGAAAAAAAGATGGCGAGTAACGCCTCAATAATGCTGATTCAGGCTTGCAACATGCTAGGAATTTATGACCCAGAAACAGAGCGCGGGGTAGGGGTCTGGATGGATGCTGAAAAGCCGGTTTTCAATGCTGGTGATCGGATTTACTACACGGATGGAAACTGCCCGCCCCCTGATTTTAAATCAAAGCACGTCTATGTCATGGGTCCAAAAATTGGCCGCGTAACCGACGATCAAATGGGCAACGAGGCAGCGAGCGACATTTTAAAGATATGCCTTAGCCTATCGTGGAAGGGCCGCCACAGTGGCTATATGCTTGCGGGATGGATCGTCACTGCATTGATAGCCGGGGCTTTGCGGTGGAGGTCTCACATCGTCCTGACAGGCGAAAAAGGCAGCGGCAAGTCATGGGCGATTGAAAGCATAATCAAGCCGCTTATGGGCAAGGTGGCGTTGTCGCGTGATGGCGGTACAACGGAACCTAAAATTCGCATGGATATTGGCAGCACGGCGCGGCCGATCATCATGGATGAAAGCGAAAGCGAGACGAAGAAAGACCGCGCAAACATGGAGCAGATTTTCATGCTGGCACGAAAGGCGTCTAGCGGATCGAACATGGCGAATTTTAATGGCGTCTATCCAATTCGATCATCGTTTTGCTTTGCCGCAATCAACCCGCGAATTGTGCAAGGCGCTGATCTGGACCGAAATACGATCCTGCACCTTACCGTGAATCGAGATGAAAACGCGCGCGATGATTTTAGAGAGATTGAACGCCGCGTGATGGAGGTGATAACAGAAACGGCAGCAGAACGATTGCTGTCTCGATGCTTCCACAATCTGCCTGTGATCCTGAAAAACATTGAGACGTTTTCGGACGTTTTGGCAGAGCAGGAAGGCAGCAAGCGGTTTGGGGATCAGTTTGGCACGCTGATAGCTGGGGCGTTTAGCCTGACCAGCACAAAAGAGATCACGCGCGAGGCGGCGGCGGAATGGTGCGGGCGGCATGACTGGAAGTGGGCGCAGGCTGATAATGACCAAAGCGACCCTGAAAAGCTGTTGGCGTTTATTCTTAGCGCCCGCATTCGGCACGATGATCGAGGCATGGCGCGGGAGGCAAGTGTCGCACGCTTGATTGATCGCGCATTGAACGCAAACGGCGCTGATCAGGACGTTGCGGTCGCGGCATTAGGTGACAACGGCATCAAGGCTGAACGTGATTGGCTGTTGATCGCCTCACCATGCAAGCCTGTTTCCGACATGTTGCGGGATACCGCATGGGGCGGATCGTATCGTCGCGCGCTTGGCGAGTTAGACGGCGCGGAAAGTAGAGAGAAAACGCGGTTTGGTCCGTCTATGAGGTTGCGATGCGCTGCTATTCCTATGGCGATGATACTTGGCGATGTCGAGGACACTTACGAAGAGGAATTGCCGTTTGAGATGGAGGATTTCAAGCCGTGAACCTATACCCCGATCAATCCGATCTAGTCGCTCGCGTGCGGAAGTCCATGAGCAAGCACAAGGCCGTACTTATGCAGAGCTGCACCGGCAGCGGCAAAACCATTATGGCGCTTGATATGATTGCAGGCGCATATGCAAAGGGCAGCTCGTGCGTTTTCACAGTGCCGCGTAAGGAGTTGCTGGCCCAGACGATCCAGACGATCCAAGCGCTGGACATTCCGTTTGGCGTGATCAGCCCGGATTATACCCCGAACCCGCTGGCGAAAATACAGATCGCCATGACACCCACGCTGTCCCGGCGGCTGGATAAGTACGCAGCGCCTAAGATTATGTTTGTCGATGAATGCCATCACGGGGGCGCTGATCTGGACCGCGTGATAGACTGGTCGCGCAATGGCGGCGGGTGGCGTGTCGGATTGTCTGCAACGCCTTTGAAAACCAACGGCAAGCCTATGGGGGATCACTATGACCACATGGAGCAGGGTTTACCCATGGCGGATCTTATCCGGCTTAAACGGCTGTCAGATTTTCGCTACTTCGCACCACAGCAGCCAAACCTTGCGGCGGTTGATACGCGCAACGGTGAATATGTGCAGTCTCAACTATCGTCATTTATGGAGGCGGATAGGGCAATCATAGGCGATGCGGTCAAGACGTATCGGGAAACCGCGATGGGCAAACTGAACGTGGTATTCGCAACATCTCGCAAGCACGCGGGGATCATCTGCGACACGTTCAACGCGGGCGGCATTCCGGCTATGATGATTGATGGCACGATGGGCAAGGACGAGCGCAAGCGGATAATAATGGGCTTTGCGCGCCGTGAGTTTACCGTGCTGGTGTCGGTGGCGCTGTTGACGTTTGGATTTGACTTGGCGGCTGCGGCGGGAATGGACGTGACAGTCGAGAGCATGTCCGATCTATGCCCGCGCAAGAGCTTGCCGATGCAGCTTCAAGTTTGGGGGCGCGTGTTGCGCATGAAGCCCTATCCAGCGATAATTTGCGATCACGTTGGCAACTGGCGAGAAAACGGCTTCCCCGACGATGCGCGGGAATGGTCACTGGACGGCGCAATAAAGCGGGCGGCAAGTGACGAGAAGGCCGAACCGGTCAGGCAGTGCGATATTGCGGGCGGCGGTTGCGGATACGTTCACAGGCCAGCGCCAGAGTGTCCGAATTGCGGTCGCGTGTATCCGATCATGAGCCGCGAAATTGAGGAGATAGACGGGGAGCTTGCGGAGATTGACCGCGTGGCAATGGTGCGCGAACGCAAGCAAGAACAGGGGCGGGCGGAAACGCTGGAGGATTTGCGGGAACTGGCGCGACGTACAGGGAAGAACCCTAGATGGGCGGACCACGTCTGGCGCGCGCGGCAGGCTAAACGAGCATGATAATCTATGCCCACTGCCCCGCCGATGATATAGCCACAGCAGACGCGCGCGCATGGATCAAGCGGCACGGTTTAACGCCAGATGATGCGCGGCTGGTCCGGCGTGACGGGTGCGTGCTGGTGATCGACAAGGGAACGGCTTTTTTGAAACTGAAAGGACCAGAATAATGGCAACGGCAGAGAGCAACATATCGAACGCAATAATGATCGCGCTTAGTGAAGCTGGGTGCCTTGTGTGGAGGAATAACGTCGGTGTTCTCAAGGACGCAAACGGCAGGCCAATCCGGTATGGTTTAGGCACCGGATCAAGCGACCTGATCGGCCTATGCGCGGACGGCACGTTTTTAGCCGTTGAAGTTAAAACCGCAACGGGCCGAGTCAGTCCAGCGCAGACAGCGTTTATAGCTGCGGTTCGTCGCCGTGGTGGCCGGGCTGGTGTTGCGCGTTCTCCGGCTGATGCTTTGTTAATTGCAGCGAAGTCGCCTCCTTAACCAGATCGCGCACCATATCGGCAACGGACTTCCACCCGCCTGACGATGATGTTTCGTGCATTTCCTTGCGCTCTTCCGGCGTTACTCGGATTTGGAAAATATCTGTTCTTTTCATCTTGCGCTATCCTGTAATTACATGCAATGTAATGACACGTTACAGCGGGCGGGAGACGCGCGCAAGGCATTAAGGAGAATGACATGACTAACATCAAAGACGGCGACGTAATGGGTGGCGATCTTATCGCGGTGGATATGAAGCAATTCAATCTGCCCGATCCTGCTCACTTCAAGGAACGCCTCGAGGGCGTATTCCAAAAGATGTACGCTGATATTGACGCCGATCTTGCAGTGCGCACGGTTGATCTTAAAACCGACAAAGGCCGCAAACAGATTGCTTCCGATGCCGCCAAAATATCGCGCATCAAGGTTGCTATGGCGGGCAAAGCTACTGAGTTGGTTGCCGATCAGAAAGCAATCATTGCGACCGTGACAAAGACGCGGCAGGAAATGGAAGCGGAATTTGACAAGCGGCGGGATCTGGCACGCGCACCGCTGACTGAATGGGAAACCACTGGCAAGCTGATCGAAGAGCGCGCCAAGGCGGAACGCGGGTTTATGCTCACTATCCGCGCACAGTCTGTTGACGGCGTTTTGGTTGCTGACATGAGCGCCGATCAGCTTGCGGGTTTGCTGGATGCGCGGCGCGCGATGGAGTTTGACGCCGACACCTACGGCGAATCGTCCGGTGATCTTTGGGCCATGAATATCACAACGATTGATTGGCTGGAAACATCCATTGCCACAGCGCGCCAATCTGAGTTGGACGCGGCGGAGCTTGAAGAGTTGCGGGCAATGCGGGCCAAGGTTGAGGCGGATAAGATCGAAGCCGAACGCGCGGAGGCCCAGCGCGTCGAGGATGAAATGCAGCGCCAGCAAGCAGAGGCGCAACGGATCGCGGATGAGAAAGCCGAAGCGGATCGCGCAAAGGCGGAACGTGTCGCAGAGACGGCCCGCCAAGAGCGTGAACAGGCAGCAATCGTTAAGGCCGCGCATGACGCAGAGGAACGCGCTGCACAGGCCGCAAAAGATGCAGAGGCGCGCCATGCGCGCGAGATGCAAGACGCCAAGGACGCAGCGGCAGCAGAGGCCAAGCGGATCGCAGACGCAGAGGCCAAGCGTGTCGCAGATGAAGCGGCTGAGCAAAAGCGCCGCGATGAGGATCAAGAGCATCGGCGCGGGATCAACCGCGAAGTTATGGCGGCGCTTGTCGGGCTTGGATTGTCTGAGGATCACGGCAAGGCGGTCGTTATCGCGATAAGCAAGGGCAACGTGCCGCACACTGCAATTAAATACTAAGGGAGAATTACATGACAGTCACATACCACACCGACCTAGATCAAGGCACAGACGAGTGGTTGGCCGCGCGCATGGGCGTGCTTACTGCCAGCGAGGTGAAGCTGATCCTGACACCAACGCTCAAGATCGCGAACAACGACAAAACCCGCGCGCATGTTTACGAATTGCTTGCCCAGCGCATCAATAAGTATGTTGAGCCGCATTTCATTGGTGACGACATGTTGCGCGGATACGACGATGAGATTCTCGCGCGGGCGAAGTATGAAGAGGCGAACGATCCCGTGACGGAATGCGGGTTTATCACGAACGACAAATTCGGCTTTACGATGGGTTACAGCCCGGACGGGCTTGTCGGTGATGACGGGCTTATTGAGTGCAAGAGCAGACGGCAGAAATTCCAAGTGGAAACCATTTGCGATGATGCTGTGCCGGATGAATACATGATGCAGCTTCAAACGGGGCTGCTGATTACGGAACGCAAGTGGATTGATTTTATATCCTACTCCGGCGGGATGCATATGTGGGTAAAGCGCGTCTATCCCGATCCCGTTATTCAGGTCGCAATCATCGACGCGGCCACGGCGTTTGAGGAAAGCATCCAGAGCCGCCTTAAAGCGTACACCGACACACTCGCACACGCTGATACGCGCGCCTATCCAACCGAGCGCGCAGCTGAAGCTGACATGATGACAGAAGGAGACTACACATGAACGATTTTGCAGCGTCGCTTGAAGCCAAGTCCGACCAGATCAACGCATCCGACCTGACCGGCGGATCACAGACGATCAAGATCACGCGCATCAATGTGAACATGAAAGAGGATCAGCCCGTCTCGATCTCATACGAAGGCAGTGATAAGGTTTATCGCCCGTGCAAGGGTATGCGCCGCGTCATTGCGCAGGTGTGGGGGTCAGACCCCGCCTTGTATCCCGGCCGATCTTTGACCGTGTACCGCGATCCTGACGTGAGGTTTGGCAAGGACGTTCTCGGAGGCACGCGGATTAGTCATATGAGC